ATGGCAAGCGTGTTGCGAAGAAGCTAAAAGTGGCGTTCCAACGGAATCCACCTAAGTCATTCGCAGATCTTTGGCTGTCATATCAGTATGGTTGGAAACCATTCATGACTGACATATACAACGCTTTCGCCGGGATACTTGTTGTCTTCAGCAGACCTCAGTTACGCTCTGTAACTGGGGTCGCCAGAAGGCGAGAAACATCCTATGCGGACACTTCTACGTATACCATACTAGGTAAACCGTGGAAGGGTTGTGAAACCAAGGTCACGTATTCAATCGATAATGCGTTTACATCAGGCCTGAACTCCTTAGGTTTGGTAAATCCCGGCGCTATAGCGTGGGAACTCACTCGATTGAGCTTCGTCGTTGATTGGTTCATACCAATTGGCAATTTCCTCACTGCGATGACTGCACCCGTCGGGTTGCAGTTTGAGTGGGGTTATACAACGAAGTTTTGCAGCGGAACGACGCAGATTAGGAAGAACTACGATAGTTTGTATACTATCGGAACTCATCCTGTCTTCGACGTCAAGGTCAAAGGAATGGACCGTAAAGTTCTTACGGACTTTCCTGCACCGAGGCTTTACTTACGACCGCCTCTAACACCCAACCAGATTGCGAGTTTACTCGCTCTCATAACTCAAAGGAGTCGGTGAATGCCAGCTCTTGCATCACTCACCGTCAACGACGGTGAAACGACGCCCTTGGCACATACTTTTGTGCCGGTGGCCGTTGACAACGGTATCGCCCGGCTTAAGAACTCGGACGGTACTCCTATCGGTGATGAGATCATCACCATCTCGCTTCGTGAGACGCCCCAGAAGTATAAGGGGCGACTCGTGCTGACGGTACCTACGATGGTCACTGAGACCATCAACGGTTTATCGGTCCCACGCGTTGATCGTTCAATCATCGTAGATGTGAACGTCGCGTGCGACAAGACCTCGTCGACCCAGGAACGGGACAATGCCCTGGCCATGGCCGGGAACCTCCTTGTGGGAGGCGTCACCCTTGTGGATGGCGTTTTCCGTGATCTTGAAGGCGTTTGGTAAGGCGGCAGTGCTGAGATTTCTCAGTGCTGCAGCGAACCGGATATTGCGTCTTGACGACGCCGTCTTCCTCCTTTGCGTCCTAGCAATTGTGATTGCACTTCTGAGTGCCGTCATGCTAGTAAACCTCTATGGGTTAGACCCTATAAGTTTATGCAATCTAGGCGAAGGCACACCACAATGGTGTGGATCATATCTCATTGCCCTCCTGACTAATCCATAAGGATCGTCGATTATGTCGAGTCATAGACCGATGGGTGTTCAACGAACGCATAAGCAGCGTAAGTTATGCCCAAACCATCTTCCAGCACACGTTGCTAGAGGCTTTCAGGATGAGTTGACATCCCTCATCGAGGGACTAGATTCATCCTATGGCTTTAAGGGTGAATACCTGCAGCGAGAGTTTAAGTCGAAATACTTAGATCCTTCTGTAGTTACACCTGAGCAACGCCGTCAGGCCGCAGTTGATAAGTGGCTAATGACGGACGAGCGAAATGCAGTGACCAATTGTCGTCTTCAACTTGGAGACGAAGACTTTGGGTGGGTGACCTCTGACAATCTTATTCGTAAGACGCGTCAGATCATCAAGAACACCCTGGGACCTCTCGATTACCCCGCTTGTTTGTTTAGGGGAAATCATACTAACGGCGCATCCGTGCGCGTTGGTAGAAGTCCGGCCGCTGCTATTTTTAAACACACTGGTAAAGCACTCGTAAGTTCCTCCGCACTAAAACATTGGCTGGCTTATGCGTCATCGACGCGTTTGTCAGATCAGGTATTGTGCATTCAGGAATTCTCGGTGTTGTTCACTGTACCTAAGGCAACAGAGATTGATCGAGTGGCTTGTAAAGAGCCCGAAATCAACATGTTCCTCCAAAGATCCGTTGGAGACGTCATAAGAAAACGTCTCCGTAAGAATGGCATTGATCTTAACGATCAAACCATTAACCAGCGGCTGGCCCGAG